ACATTGGCAAGGTCGACCTTGGCGATTTCCTGGTGAGAGGTGAACTGCTGCATCAGGCAGCCGACGGCGACGTTGTTGGGATGGCCGTCACTGAAAATTGGTTTCACATCAAACGTCGCAACGGTACGGTGATGCACTGCCGTAAGTTTATGGGGAGGTTTCCAGATCTGGGAGATATCATCAGCGTGGACGGACCTGAAATCACCATGCCCAAAGGGATCACAAAGGCCGTCGACATTGCCACGTCGTTTTCAGAAGAGCGTGTGGGTGCCAGCCAAGTTGGTGTACAACTTCGGCAGGGCAAAATGCGGATCTGTGGTGAAGGTCCACACGGGACGTTCATTGAGCAGTTCCAATGTGATTATGGGGGACCGTCGATGGCGTTTGTCATCGATCCCAAGTTGTTGTGTGAGCTGATCAAGCTTGGTCTTAAGTGTACGACGAGCGACAGCTTGTTGAAAATCGAAGGGGACCAGTTCATCTATGTGACTTGCATTGGGAATGTCTGATGGGATTCTTTTCCGGCATCAAATTGGACGTTCCGACTGGTGGAGTAAACTTGCCGAAGTGTGGCAAGTGCCAGTTGTATCTGCACTGCCAATCTCCGAAGATGCCCGTCAGTGGCAAGGGGCGTCGTGGGGTGCTCGTGGTAGCTGAAGCTCCCGGCAAGACAGAGGACAAGGATGGGGTTCAATTGGTGGGCGAAGCCGGCAGATTGCTCAGAAGTCGGATGAAGAGCATCGGCTGGAATCTAGATCGAGATTGTTGGAAGACCAACGCCGTGGTATGCAGGCCGAGCAACAATCGCACACCAACGGACGCCGAGGTTGAGTACTGCAGGCCGAATCTGCTGAAAGCCATCAAAGAGCTGCAGCCGCGTGTGATCCTTCCACTTGGTAGGACGGCGGTGCAATCGATCATCGGACACGTTTGGAAAGACGTAGGGCCAATCGGAAAGTGGGTGGGACTGAAAGTTCCGATGTCGAGATACAATGCGTGGGTGTGTCCGACGTGGCATCCGTCTTATCTACTAAGAGATTTGAAGAACGACGCTTTGGATTTGCTGTTCCGACATCATTTGGAAAGTGCGTTGTCGCTCGACGATCCGTTGCCGCGTCCACTCGACCTCTCATCGATGGTTGAGATTGTAGCGAATCCGGATCAAGTCGCCGACGCCATCGATGGGTTGGAAGATGGGCCGCTGTGTTGGGGCACGGTGTTCGTAATTGGGATTGGGATGGTCTGCTAGCAGCTCATGTGCTTGACAATCGGCCTGGAATCACCGGCTTGAAGTTTCAATCGTTCATGCGATTGGGCATCGAACCTTATAACGATCACATCGAGCCTTTGCTGAAAGGTCGGGGAGGTAACGGACGCAACCGTGTGATGCAATGCGACCAGACCGAGTTGATGCGTTACTGCGGGATAGACGCTCTGCTGACCTGGATAATAAGCAGAGACCAACGAAAGGAGATGGGGTATGGGTAATTCACCAAACAAAACCGTGACGCCTGAAATGCTGCGGGAGTTGGCTGAAGAGAAATACAACATCAGCAGCAATGCCGCCGAGGTCGAAACGTATAACATGCTGATCAGGAGTTCCGATCAGTGGGAAAGGGCCGAAAGAGATGTCAACAAGCCTCATCGAAAACGGTTGTCGGACACACGTCAGTCGATCACCCACAAATTCAATGTCAACGGACACAAGGGTTACATGACCGTGGGCTTGTTCGATGACGGCCAGCCCGGTGAACTGTTCATCGAGATCGCCAAAGAAGGGAGCACCGTTGGTGGTCTCTGCGATTCGGTTGGCATACTTACCAGCATGGCTCTTCAGTACGGCGTGCCGTTGGAGTCTTTGATACGCAAGTTTCGGGGTTCGACGTTCGAGCCCGCTGGTGGCACTACTAATTCCGAGCAGCCATCTGCGACCAGCGTCGTTGATTACATCTTCGTTTGGATGGGTCGGATGTTTGTTGAGGGGTTCGAGGAGGATTACAAGAAGCTGTTGGATCTAAACTCTTGAAGCACGGAGGTCGGCGATGTTGGTTTTGTCACGGGGAAAGAACGAGACCATCCTTATTGGAGACGACATTGTTGTGACGGTGGCGGACGTCAATAAGAACGGCACGGTCAAGATCGGCATTGACGCTCCAAAGGAAGTTTCTGTCCATCGACGTGAGGTCTACGATGCGATTCGTCGACAAGGCGGTCGTCGACGAAAGGGGGGAGGTGAAGGTGAAGCCGACGACTCGTGATGCATACAAGTTGATGCACGACGGTGCCAGGGCACTCGCCTTAGTTGAGGAGGCGGGAATGCGCATTGACGACGATCGCTTGGAGAAAACGATTGTCGATGTCGGCGAGCGGATAGAATCCCTGCAAGACGAGCAAAAGGAATCCGAGACCTGGGAGTTGTGGAAGCGTCGGTTTGGCAGCAAGTCTAACATGGGAAGTCGTGAGCAGCTTGGCAAAGTGCTGGTTGAAGACATGGGCTACAAGGTCGATGCAATCACTGGCACGGGACGCATCCAGATGGGCGAGTATCAGCTCAGCAAAATCGATAGTGACTTTGCAAGGCGTTATTTGGAAATCGAGAAGCTGAAGAAACTCCGTGGGACATATCTCAAGGGAATACGACGCGAGGTTGTCGACGACTATCTTCATCCGGTGTTCAATTTGAACTTGGTGAAAACGTATCGTTCGTCTTCGTCTGAACCTAACTTCCAAAACATACCGATCCGGGACAAGCAGATCGGTAAGCTGATACGAACCTGTTTTGTCCCCCGCGATGGTCATGTGCTCGTCGAGATTGACTATTCAGCTCTCGAAGTACGCATCGCTGCTTGCTACCACAAAGATCCTGTGATGCTTCAGTACATTGACGACCCGTCGAAGGATATGCATCGCGATATGGCGATGGAGTGCTACAAGCTATCGAGCGATGAGGTGAATAAGGACACACGTTTCTACGCGAAGAACCAATACGTGTTCCCAGAGTTCTATGGCAGCTATTGGGGGCAGTGCGCTCCCAACTTATGGGAGGCCATTGATAGGGCTGGGTTGGTGACAGCCAATGACGTTCCGCTGAAAGAGCACCTGAAGTCCCACGGGATACGTCGACTTGGCAACAAAAAGGATGCAGGCAAGGGCACGTTCATGGGTCACATCCGTCAGGTGGAAGATCGCTTTTGGGGTGAACGTTTCAAGGTCTATGCTGCTTGGAAGGAGTGGTGGTGGAGCACATATCAGCGGATGGGTTGGGTGCCGCTGAAGACGGGGTTTCGCTGCCAGGGGTTGATGAAGCGGAACGACGTGATCAATTACCCGGTGCAGGGGGCTGCGTTTCACTGTTTGCTTTGGTCGTTGATCCAGATGGTTAAGCTCACACGAAAGTGGAGGTCGAAGATCGTTGGGCAGATTCACGATTCGATCGTTGCCGACATTCACATCGATGAGCTGGACAAATTTTTGAGGCTTGCCAAAGACGTGATGACCACACGCATACGTGACGAATGGCCGTGGATCATTGTGCCGCTGGAGATCGAAGCCGAGGTTGCCGAAACAAACTGGTTTGAAAAACAGGAAGTATCAATACCATGACAGAAGAACTGTACCGCAAATATCGTCCGCAGACGTTCAAAGAGGTAGTGGGTCAAGACGAAGCCGTGTCGATGTTGATCGATATGGGCCGGCGACGTGCGGTGCCGCATTGTGTGTTATTCACCGGACAAAGTGGTTGTGGAAAAACGACACTCGCTAGAATCTTGCGGGTGAAGATGAAGTGCGGGGATTCCGACTACTGCGAGCTGAACACGGCCGACTTCCGAGGCATCGACATGGTGAGGGAGATTCGGCAGCGGGTAGGTCTCGCGTCGATAGCCGGGAAGGGACGACCACGTGTTTGGCTGATCGATGAGTGCCACCAACTCAGCAAAGATGCCCAGCACGCCTTCTTGAAGATGCTCGAAGATCCACCTGACCACGTCTACTTCTTTCTGGCTACGACAAACCCAGAGAAGCTGCTCGCAACGATTCGCACTAGGGCGACGGAGGTGAAATGCCGTGCCTTGAAGGCGAAGGAAATGGAGATGCTGATCAAGGGTGTGTGGCTTGAAGAGAATGGATTTGCGGTCGACGAGGAGGGTGAGACCGTCGACTGTGAATTGGACGAGGACATCCTAGACAAGATCGTGGAGCTTGCCGACGGCAGTCCTCGTAAGGGACTTGTGCTGCTGAATCAAGTGGTCAATGAGAGCGATCCCGAGAAGGCGTTGGCGGTTCTGTCGGGAGGCGTTGCCGATCAAGAGGCCATCGATCTTGCGAGGGCTCTTATACAGCCCAGATGTACATGGACTTCGGTGGCTAAGGTGCTGAAAAGCATCGAGGGATTGGAACAGGAAGCTGAAAGCATTCGTCGTGTAGTACTCGGTTACATGGCATCCGCTGCTCTCAACGGTTCGGCCAGAGCCGTGGCGGTCATTGATTGCTTCCGAGACAACTACTTCGATTGTGGCCGTGCGGGTTTGATTGCTTCATGTTACGAAGCGTGTCACCTGGACGGATAATAGGATAGAAGCGGTGGGTATTGTACATCCGGCAGGAGGATATGAAATGCAAGTCGTGAAAGAGGATTTCCAGATCGACGAACACTCTCTCGACAAGGAGTGGGTCAACCAGCCTCGGCTATATCACAAGTACGCCGAAGCAGCAGCCGACGCTCGACGGGACATGGATGAGGCACGGAACATCCTGGAAATCACCAAGGCCGAAATTAACAAGGAGGTCCGAACAAACCCGGAGAAGTTCGGTTTGAAGAAGAAGGTTACCGAATTGGCCGTGGCGGCAGCCGTATCGGCTGCGACGGAGGTGCGTGACGCCGAGCAGGAAGTGATCGATGCACGTCACCGTTACGATGTGCTGCAAGCGGCGGTATACGCGTTGGATCACCGCAAGCGGGCGTTGCAGGGCTTGGTGGCCCTGTTCATGGCCAACTACTTCTCAACGCCGAGGGCACCGGAAGGTGCTAAGGAAGAGATGGAACAGGTGACGGAGCGCGCAACCCAACGGCGGGCGGTACGCCGTAGACGAAGGGGTGATGCCGATGATTGAGCTGTTGCTGACAATGTTGATCCTGTTGTGCTTGCCATTCTTGGTTTATGTCCTGGTCAAGGTTGGCACTTATGCATTCTACAAAGGACGAGAACACTACGAGATGGAGAAACGCGATGATCGCAAAACGAAAGCGTGAAGAACGGAGGCAACGTGTATCTGCTCGCAAGCAGGTCGAGAACGAAGAATCGGCACGGAGTGGTTCAAATTATCTCAGGGTGCCGGAAGGGCTGAAGTTCTTCAGTCCGAAGGCTGAGAAGTATCGTTTGGACTTCATGGCATTCATTGCCGGGAAGCACAATCCGAATGCGGAAGAGGGTGAGCCCCACTACGAGCGGACGTTCTACATCCACCGCAATATTGGCCCGAACCAGGAATGGCACCTCTGTGCGGCCAAGTCGCTGAATCGTCCGTGCCCGATTTGTGAAGACCGTGCTCGGATGATGAAAGACCCGCAGTCGGAGGAGGACGTCATAAAGGAGCTGGCACCGAAGAAGCGTCAGCTCTTCTTGGTACGCGACCTGTCCGAACCCGGCGACCTGTTGCTTTGGGAGATGAGTTTTCATCTTTTCGGCAAGCAGTTGATTAAGGAAATCGCGTCAGCCGACGAGGACGAGGGCCTCGACTATTTTGCTGACCCGGAGGAGGGACAGACCGTTCGGGTCATGTTCGAGCAGTCGGACATGGGCAAATGGTTTGAGGCATCTTCGATCCGGTTCACCGAACGGAAGACGCAGTACAGCTATGACGATCTGGACGAGAATCCGTGCTTGGATGAGATGTTGTTGGAGACTTCTTACGAGAAGCTGAAGCATCTCTATCTTGAGATCGAGGAGGACGACGACGGTGATGATGACGACGATCCGAAGCCTGCTCGTCGTCGAAAGGCTAAGTCGCAGAAGTCGGACGACGATGACGAAAAGGCCCGGGCGAAGAAGCGTCTCAAGGAATACCCTCGGGCAGAGGACTTCGGTCTTGAGGAGGGTGACACGGTTGAGTACAAGGGTGACTTGTGCGAGATCGTACGGATCAGCCGCGATGGCACGTCACTCACTCTTGAGGACGGCGATGGTGATACCATCAAGGCCGTCGGGGCCGATGAGGTATCCAAGCCAAAGCCCAAACGATCGTCGAAGGCCAAGCGAGAGGACGACGACGAAGATTCTCCAAAGCCCAAACGATCGTCGAAGGTGTCGAAGTCCAAGTCCAAGCCCAAGCCGGAGAAGGGTTACGATGGTGACGATGACGACATCCCTTTTGACGGCGATGACGACGAGGACGATGAACCGCCGAAGAAAAAGCCCAAGCCTAAGTCCAAGCCCAAGCCGGAGAAGGGCGACGATGGTGACGATGACGACGATGATGGTTGGGATGCGTGGGATGATGACGACGACTAACGTCGCATGACTTTTGTGTGCGTAGTGTAGCGTTGCGTGTCTCCTTCGAGTCCGGTGTCCAAGACAAAACCATCGGGCCATATCTTGGCGAAAGCGTCCGAGCCGGACTTTATAATGTACACAAACATCGAACAACTGAAGCAAGCCATGACAACCAAGCGAGAGACGAAGAAGGGTTTATCGGAGAGAAATTTACTGTCGACGGGTTGTACTTTGCTGAATCTCAACATGACCGGGCGTCCAGATGGTGGCTGGGTCACGGGTCACTACTTCCTATTCGTCGGCGATTCCGATTCGGGCAAGTCTTGGTTTATGCATACGGCATTGGCTGAGGCCAGCATCAATCCTACGTTCGACGATCACCGACTGATTTACGACAACACAGAGGTGAAGTCGTTGATGGATATCGGTCGGTTCTTCGGACAGAGATGTGCTGATCGTATCGAGCCCCCGCGATTGATCGACGGAGATCCGACATTCAGCCAAACGACCGAGGAGTTCTACTATCACCTCGACGATGCTGTTGAGGAAAAAAGACCCTTCATCTATATTCTCGACAGCCAGGACAGCCTAAGCAGCGAACGGGAGTCGACCAAGTTCGACAAGAAGAAGTCAAAAGCTCGCGGAAAGAAAAACACGCAGGTGTCGGATGGTGATTATTCGGACGGCAAGGCCAAGAGCCATTCGTCAAACCTTCGCCAATTCATGGGGCCGTTGGCCGACATGAATAGTCTGCTGATTGTAGTCAATCAGGCACGCGATTCATTCAGCATGTACGAGCGTGACAGTTACAGCGGCGGGCGTGCTTTGAAGTACTATTCGGTCGCACAGCTCTGGTCGTACAACGCCGGCATGATCCATCGTGACTTCCGGGGCATCAAAAGGCAGCTCGGAATACGTGCAAGGATCAAGGTGAAGAAGAATCATATCACCGGCAAGATGGGCGATGTCGAAGTGCCCATCTACCATTCACACGGGATCGACGACGTCGGCTGTAACGTTGATTACTTGCTCACCGAGAGTGTTTGGAAAAAGAACAGCAAAGGAATCATCACGGCCACAGGTCTAGGTCCGACGATGGAGCTGCAGCGGGAGAAGCTGATTCGTCAGATCGAAGAGAAAGACCTGGAAGAAGATCTGGCCGAGTTGGTTGGTGATACGTGGGAGGGTGTGCAGAAAGCCACAGCCGTCAAGCGAAAGCCCCGCTATGAGTGATGCGATCGTAATCGTCGACGTCAGCAATCTGGCCCACCGTGCGTTTCATACTACCGGTGAGTTGTCCTATGAGGGCGATGGAACTGGCGTGCTCTATGGTGTTCTAAGGGACATCGCTCAACTGGGAGACCTGTTCGGTTCGGGCACCTTCGCATTCTGCTTCGATGGCGGTCACGACGTCCGTCGGAAGATTTACTCTAAGTATAAAGAATCTAGGCTGCAGCGTCGTCGGGAGGCTGATGAGTTTGAGCAAGAGGCTCGTCGTGATCTACGTCGACAGATCTACAGGTTGAGAACCCGCTATCTACCACAAGCGGGCTTTGAGAACATCATCTGGCAAGAGGGGTTCGAGGCCGATGACGTGATTGCGTGGTTGGTCGATTATTACGGCACAGATGAGTTCGTAATCGTCAGCAGCGATCATGACTTGTTACAACTGCTCAGCGGCGACCGGGTGGTCATTTGGTCTCCCGTGGCTAAGCAAGTGGTGAACGAAGACGTATTCAGGGACAGGTACGGGATTGGCCCATCGATGTGGTCGATGGTGAAAGCCATCGCCGGATGTAACAGCGACGGAGTGCCTGGGGTGAGAGGAGTCGGCGAGAAGACGGCCGTGAAGTATATCTCTGGTAACCTGAACACGGAATCGAAGAAGTATCAGGACATCATCAACAGCCACGAGCTGATCGACCGCAATCTGAAGTTGGTCGACCTGCCTGCGGAAGGGTGCGGCCCGTTCGAGTTGGAACGAGATCGGGTGACGGAGAAGGATTGGAACAAGCTGGTGATGTCGATGGGTATGAAATCACTTGTAGGGAGGTGGAATTGATGAGCATACGGATTTTCGCACTCGACTTGTCGACCATGACGGGGTGGGCTCACAGCAGTGGCCCGTCTGGAGTCCAGAACTTCTCTTTATCGAGGGGCGAGTCGTCCGGCATGCGTTTCCTCAAGTTCCAGGGGTGGTTGGGACGTGTCTACAAGGATGCTCCGTTCGATTTGGTTGTTTATGAGCAGCCACACCTCCGTGGTGGAGCGGCTACCGAGGTGCTGGCAGGGATGGTTGGCATCTTGCAGGCATGGGCCGTCGAGCACGAAATTGAGACAGCGATGCGTCATTCCCGTGAAATCAAGAAGCACGCGACGGGCAAGGGCAGTGCCAGCAAGGGCATGATGATTAAAGCGGCCAAGGAGCGTGGTTGGGATCCAGAGGATGACAATGAGGCAGATGCTCTTTGGCTGTTGGACCTAATGAAGAAGGAAATAGGAGTCGAATGATCAAACGCCTTCGGCTGAAGAACTTCCAAAAGCACGACAAGCTCGAAGTCGAACTGTCGCCGGGCATCACCGCGATCACCGGACCCAGCGATGCCGGGAAGTCGTCCATCCTTCGGTCGATCCGTTGGGTGGCGTTCAACCGGCCGCTGGGGACCGGATTTGTTAGGCATGGTGAAAGCATCTGTCAGGTGGGGATCTTGG